AACATCTTTTTTATTTCTGATAGGTTCTACTGTCGTCATTTTTCTCTCCTTTCTATTGCCCTACAATATAATTGTGAGCTGAAATTAGCTTGCAATAAACCTTTCAGTCTCTTGGAGGATATCGTCTAAATCGTCATTTGTAAGGTTGAGATAAGGTCTTGCAGGGATTGTGACAGATTTGTTTTTACCTGCTTGTCCACCCAATTGATGGATAGCGGCATAATCGAGATTCGAACCGATAATGGCTGAATCATTGTCATATTGAGTTGTAATAGATGTTGCAAGACGTCCTTCGACTTGAAGAATTTGCCCAGGCCAATGTCCGGCTTTTTTTCGCTTTTTAATGGTACTTTCTGCAAGTTCCTGCCATTTGTCAGGTCTGCCCTGTTGCGAGAAATTTTCTTCTGTTGCATCAGCCATTATGCCAGCTATGTTCTTCATTAACGGACGTAGTGTCTCTGCTTTGGCTGCGACTTTTAAAAGTGCATCTTGAACAGCTTTATTATCTAACCTTATTTCAATACTATCCGGCATGATGACGTTCTTTAATTGGATAATTAGCAATTAAAAGTTCTTTGAAAATCTTGTTTTCACGACTTGTGCCTTGTTTGTTATTGATTCCGTTTAATCGTTCAACTTCAATCATTTCAAAGCCTTTATATAATTCTCTGATTTTTGGCGAATCATCATAAGACAATAAAAATCTACCTTGAATATTGCCAAGAACTTCTCTTAAGCGTTCATGGTCGAAATTTTCTGTGCTTGTAACTTCATAACCACAACCTTTAGAATATGGTGGATCGCAATAGAAAAATGCCTCTTCAAAGTCATATTGTTTGATTAATTTTTCAAAATCTCTGTTCTCGATTAAAACTTTATCAAGCCTATTGTGAATAGCATCTATTTTATCCATCACATTTTTTTGACTTTTTGATGCACCACCTGATGAACGTTTAACAGTTCCAAAGGTTTCGCCTCTGCCACCGAATGAACGAGTAATCAAGAAATAGAACTGAACAGCCTTTTGAATATCTGTAATAAACGTGCCATTCAAGAACTGCAAGAACATCTCACGAGAGCCAAGAAGATATTTATACTCTTCCTTAAAAGCATTCGGATGATATTTAACAATACGGAATAAATTTGCTAATCTTCCGTCTAAATCGTTGTATATTTCTAAATCTGCCCATCTGTCTTTATAAAACAGAACCCAAGCACCACCACCAAATGGTTCAATATATGATTTAATATCTTCAGGAATAAGTGGAGCTATTGTTTTACGCAATAATCTCTTACCACCTACCCAATTAATTAAACATTTTCTATCGATTGTCATAATTAAACTCCTTTTAAAATTGTGTTAAACGTACTTTAAATGCTTTTTAATTCTGTCTTGGATTATTCGGGGTGTCGGCGGAGTAACGTCCGACCGACACCTTACGAGTTACGCTTCGCTTCACTCTACCGAAAATCCGCTTGCAGGGTTATAGCTCCAACCAACATCAGGAGCAATTTGTTTACCTGTTAATGGATCTGTGTAAACTGTAACTGGTTGATATTGACCTGATTTTTTTGAAACAAGCCTGTCCTCTTGAGATAATCTTCCGGATGATGATTCAACATAAAGATTTCTTTTTTTGACGTTTCGTGGGGATAATGCCCTGACACGACAACGACATCGCCAACCATTCGGTGGGTAAAAAGAACTCCAAAATGGGTCATCATGAGGGAAAACCAAGTCGTGAAGTTGCGCGTGTTCTGCTCTTGTTCTTTGGTCTAAAACTGCAACATATTGCCAATATGGACGATTATCGGTATTCTCAATTTGTGTTTTATAACGTCCTGTTTGATAAGCCGTCTGCATATTTACGGAATAAATTGTTTTAAGACGATACATTGAACCCAGCTGAACTTTTTCGGCATTACCTTGTGAATCAACAATAACAACTTCGCCCCACCAACCTTTCTTTTGCAGGGTTGGTTTAAGTTCTTTTTGAAACTCCTGAAAGGTTTTCCCTTCTTCAAGTGCTTTATCTAATACTGTGCGAATATCGTTCAAAATATCCTCACGCATAGCTTTTGCAACTGTGAATGACTTTCTGTGTGCAGATTGCCATAATTCGTACCAATCCCACGACAGTTTATTATTCTTGGATTTAAAATATTTGATGGCTATTGCAGGGGATAATTTGAATAGTGCGTTAAGTTTAATCATCTAATCCATCCCGTCTGCCTTGTAATTCACAAAGGAACATTGCCTTTTGAATTGATTGCTGAAGTTGTTTTGTTTGCAGGTTGCTATCCGTTAGCAATTCTCGTGCATCTTCAAAGTTATCGCAGGATTCAAACAATGCTAACAATGGCGAAAGCATCGCTTGAGATTGTTTATCAAGTTCTGTTTCTGATAAAAACTTAAATAAATCATCAACTTGAACTTGACCTTCCGGTTCCGGTTCTTCTTTGAATTGTGAGAATTGAGGTGTTGCAGGGATAATATCCTCTCTAATATCGAACTCCTTTTCTTCTAATCCATAGTTTTTGATAAAGTAATCTTTAGTAAATTTAACCCCTGTTTCAGATAGTATTTTATCTCTTTGAGCCAAACCTAAATCAATATCTTCAACTTCAAACATCTCAAATACAGGAATATCTTTGTTTGAAAAATTAATTTCATAAATCCATTGGATAAGTTGATTTATAGTCTTTTCAACCATTTTTTTATCAGCATCAATAATATCTTGGCGAACAGCAAAGTGCGTGTTTGATGCTGCGTAACTTCCTGTTGAGCCGACTTCTGTTGTTAAAGTTTGACCTAAAATAGCCTTTGAAATTTCTGCATTCATCTTATCCATTAGTTTTTCAAAGATTTCAGCAGATGAGGACTTATTAGCCTCTTGAATTTCAACAGAAGAATCGTCAGGAATAACTGCGATAGCATCTTGTACCATTTGTTCTAATAATCCTGCAAGTCTGTCGGTTTCTTCTTCACTTGCACCTCTTGGGTGTTTACCGATAAGGTGAGGAATTCCGTATTTTTCGGTAAATATTACCCAAAATTTAAGTCCTCCTTTTTTAAAAGTAACCGGCCAGAACACACGAGAAAGAGTTCTCTCGCCATATGGGTTCTCATAACTTGGGTTTGCTTGAGGACATAGAAACTTTTTAGAAGGTAATTCTTCGCCAAAATAATGCTCTTTTGTTCTAAATTTAAGTTGATTTTCATCATCAAAACAGAACCATTCTGATGGCTTTGCTTTTAATTCGATAGGCAAGACAAGGTTGTCAACTCGTCCCCAAATGATTTCTATCGGTTGAAAACCAAATAAAGTCGCATCTAAAATATCATTGATTAACTTGTAAATATCAAGTTTTTTAATTGTTTCAATGACTTTTTCGGCAGTTTCATCTTTATCAAGTCCTCTATTTATTTCCCATTCAAGTGATAAAACTCCTGCTTTTCTTGATTGAACGCAGGCAAAAACGTGAGAATCACAGAGTAATTCCTTGTAAACCTTCATATCTTTGCCTTGTTTTTTAAGGACAATATCAGGATCCGGCAGGTATGACATTGCTAATGAATAATAATTTAAACTTCGTTTTCGTGTTGCAATTTCTTCGGAAAGATGTTTTTTCATAAAATCCTCATTAAGACTTAAAATAAATAGCGTTTAAAAATCGTTTAACAGCGTTTAATTTTTATTTAAAATGCCGTTTAAGTATCTAACTTCATTTTTTGAATTTAAAGTGGCTTAAAATTGATTTTAGAAGTTTGAGACCATACCAAATGACTCCCTTCTTTTTCTAGTTGATATATGAATATTCCCTGAACCATTGTCAGCTGCGTGTAAAGCCAAGGCTAATGCCCAAAATCTATCAGCGTGTCCGTTGTCGGAGCGGTCGGCATCAAAGCGAATATTATTGCTTGCAGTTGTTATTTTACGAACCGAGTGCAAATCTTCTCTTATTTCATGCCGGCTAGGAATAAATACAGTCTTGTTTTCAAATTCAGTTCTTAATCTGTAAGCCAAATCCTCTTTGACTTTATTGGTGAAAGTTACACCCTCAACTCTGAATTTCCCAAATTTAAGTTGGGCATTTTCTGCCATCTGCATTCCGATACCTGTATCATCTTGGCAATCTCGACGGAATAATTTATGAGCTAAAATTTCGTGCAAGATTTCCTCTTGTTTATGAAATGGCATTTTTGCTAGCTCTATAACAAGTCTTGTGTATTTGATGTTTTCGATTTTTTCTAAAACCCAAATAACAGTTAAGTCTTTTCTTCTTCCAATATCAACTCCGACATAAAAATCGTGTTGCAGTTCTTCTAGTGGTCGAAGAATATCATCAAGCTCACAAGTGGTAATTAAATCGTAAGGTAAAAAAGCCGATGCCTCATCAACTGCTATACAGCAATATTCTTGTAGCCAAGTATATTCGTCAAAACAGTTATCTTTTTCATTGGCCATCCACTCTTCTTGTTCTTGCAGGGTTGTTTTTCTCTGATAGATTTTATCAACAAGACCTTCTGATACAGCAAGCTGAATCGGAGTTTTATGGTGACTCCAATTCAACTTGCCTTTTTGAACTTGGTCAATAAACTTGAAATACAAGCAATTTTGACCATTATGAGTAGAAAGGATGCGTAAAGGAAATCCCCAAGTAATACAAGGTCGAGCAGCTTTCCATAATTCATCAGGGTTGTTATGAAATGCAAATTCGTCAAGAACTACTTTGCCACCTTTTGACCTAAATGACTTGGGGTTGGAAGAGAGAGCGTGTATTTTAGTACCATTTGAAAACTCTATAACAAGAGCTTTAATATCTTTTTCATTGTCAATAATAACTTCGCCTAATCTTTTAGCTGTTGCATGAAATAGCTTTACCCATTTTTCGCAATAATCAATATATTCTTTAGCTGCAGATTCATCAGCTGAAGAAAACCAAACCGCAGGAACAGATTTATTGATACAATCTCTTACATCTTCATAGCTTTGAACATAAGTAGCACCAATACGCCTAGATTTTTCCCATATTTTTATTTTAGATTTATCATCAAGCCATCGTTGTTGATATGGCAAAAAATAATTATTTTTCACGATGTCTTATTCCTAAAATTTCTTCTTCTATAAGCTGAACAAAATCTGGAGTAATACCTTTTGATTCAGATTTATTTTCTTTTTTAGAAACAATGTCTTCGTACTCCTTGATTTTGGTAATAAGCGGAAGCATTTTTGTAAACGCAAATAACCTATTTCGGTCTATTTTTTCGCCATTATCTAAATCAAACTCAATAGATGACATTAATTTTCGTGCTAGATTATATAGTTCTTCATGGAATAATGACTTGGATTTTAAATATTGTTTTCTTTTAATATCCCATTGATTATCATTCTTCCAACGTCTAATTGTGCGTTCGTTAACGC